ATACAACCATAAAAGAGCTTGGAAGAAAGTACATGACTTAACAGAAGCATTCCAATACTATTTGCTTAAGGCATCAAACAAACTTGCAAAAGAACGCGGAGCATGTGAGTATTTTGCACAAACTAAATATAGTGATGGCATACTGCCAATCGATACTTACAAAAAAGAAGTTGATGAGTTAGGAGACTTTAAATTAAAATATGATTGGGATACTTTACGCACAGACATACAACAGCACGGCCTTAGGCACAGCACATTGTCCGCACAAATGCCTTCAGAGAGCAGTTCCGTTGTGTCGAACGCAACAAACGGAATCGAACCACCTAGAGGTTACTTGTCCGTTAAGAAAAGCAAAAAAGGGCCTCTTAAGCAGGTTGTTCCACAGTATACTACATTAAAGCAACACTACACATTGTTATGGGATATGCCAAGTAACGAAGGTTATATTAATATTGTAGCAGTAATGCAGAAGTTCTTTGATCAAGCAATTAGTGGTAACTGGAGTTACAATCCAACACACTTTGACAATAATGAAGTGCCAATGAGTGTTATGATAGGTGATTTGTTAAACACGTATAAGTATGGATGGAAGACATCATACTACCAAAACACTTATGATTATAAGACAGACGGTGAAATAGCATTTGATGATGCAAAACAACAACCGGTGGCTAGAGATGAATTCACAGGATCAGACGAAGAGTATGAAGAACATTGTGAGGCATGTGCAATTTAAAGGTTGACACGCTGATACAATGATGTTATTATAGTAGAGTTATGAGATAAAGGAAAAGAGATGGCAAAAACAGTATTTAATCAAGAGAAGGTAGACTTCACCAAGAGCACAATGTTCTTTGGACCTGATCAAAACACACAACGATATGATGTGTTTAAGTTCCCAGAGTTTGACAAATTAAATCAAACTATGCTAGGATATTTTTGGAGACCAGAGGAAGTTAGTTTGCAAAAAGACAGAGCAGACTTTGCTGACTTTAGACCAGAACAGAAACATATTTTTACTAGTAACCTAAAGTATCAAACACTACTTGATAGTGTACAAGGACGTGGTCCTAGTTTGGCTTTCTTGCCACACGTATCACTTCCTGAACTAGAAGGTTGTATTGTTACTTGGGACTTTTTTGAAACTATTCATTCACGTTCGTATACACACATAATGAAAAATGTGTATGCAGACCCTAGTGAAGTATTTGATACTATCCTAGATGACAAAGAGATTCTAAAACGTGCAACGGCAGTGACTAAAAACTACGATGCATTTACAGAAGCGGCGGATGCCTTTATCCATCGCAAGGAAGGTAACATGCGTGATGTTAAGAAGAAACTATTCTTAGCAATGCATAATGTTAACATCCTAGAAGGACTACGTTTTTATGTTTCCTTCGCTTGCACATTTGCCTTTGCTGAATCCAAAGTTATGGAAGGCAGTGCAAAAATTATTTCATTAATTGCTAGAGACGAAGCAACACACTTGAACCTATCAACTTCTATTCTTAAGAATTGGATCAAAGGACTTGACGATAAAGAGTTTGCTTCAATTGCCAAAGAGTGTGAAGAAGAAGTATTAGACATGTGGCGTGAATGCGTTAACGAAGAAAAAGCGTGGGCAGACTATTTGTTTAAGGACGGTGCTATCATCGGACTTAACGAAGAACTGTTGTATCACTATGTAGAATATATTGCTAACCGTAGGCTAAAAGCATTAGGTTACAAACCAATATATGATCGTCCACTTAATAATAACCCACTACCTTGGACACAACATTGGTTGAGTTCGTCAGGATTACAAGTGGCTCCACAAGAGACTGAAGTAGAGTCGTATATCATCGGCGGTATCAAACAAGATGTAGACAAGGATTCACTGAAAGGATTCAGTCTATGACACTGCAAGATGTAGTAATTTATAGCAAGCCTCATTGTCCTTCTTGCGTAAAAGCAAAGGCTTTATTTGATAATATGGAGATCAAATATAGGACACTAACACTTGGTACAGATATACAACCAAGCGAACTTATGGCACTCTTTGAAGAAAAGGGTTTACCAGCACCAAGAACTGCTCCACAAGTTTTTATTGGTAGTGAACATATTGGAGGCTACGAAGCATTAGTTTCCTATATCGAAAATACTGGTTGGAACGGAACAGGCGAAAGTTTAGGATAAAATATGTTATTAGAAGTAAGTTATAAAGAAGGTGATACAATTAGTTTTAAAACTGTAGCAGGTGAAGAAGTAATTGCTCGCTTGATTAAAAAAGAAATAGATTCAATGAAAGTTAAGAAGCCTATGGCTCTTACTATGACTAAAGACGGAATTGGCATGGTGCCATTTACCTTTACTGTTGGACGCGATAGTGAACTAGATATCAATCTAACAACTATTGTGTTTATTGCTAAGACTGAAAAAGGAATGGCAGACCAATACATTGAATCAACAACCGGCATAAAGATTAACTAAAAGGAGATAAAGATGTCAACAATACATGAACAAATCGTTGCACAGTACGAATCGTACCTAGCAGAGAACGAAAAATTTGAAGGCGGTACTAAAGCGGCCGCGGCTAGAGCAAGAAAAGCTCTAGGCGAAATGGGTAAACTTGCAAAAGCAAAGCGAGCTGAAATCCAAGATAAAAAAAATAATATGTAATAAATACTACAGGGCGTAAGAGTTATTTTTACGCCCTGTATACTTTAAGAAGGGCAACACATGAAGCAGGGTAAATTAAAATGGTACAATCACGTAAAGGGTTACGGATTCATATCACGTGATGAAGGACAAGCAGATTTGTTCGTACACATTTCAGAGTTTCGTAAAGCAGGCGTAAAGAAAGTAGTCGAAGGCATGGTCATTGACTATGAACTTGACGACCATAACGGCAAACCTGTGGCAATTGATATAGCAATCATTCACACACCAGAACAGTAAAGGATAGTCCAGAGTATGGAAGGTTTAATAATTCTATATGGACTATTTGTTAAACATGCCATTGCCGACTTGGCAATGCAATCTTTTCGAAAGACTCCTGGAGATAAAAGTAACCTTAGAAGTCCTAAGGGATATATCCATGCGGCCGATCACGCCGGACTTACTTTTATAGTTATAGCTCTATTAACTAATAATGTTGTTATGTCTATATTAATAGCATTGTTAGACTACGTACTTCATTTTGTTATTGATTACATTAAAACTAAGATAATCAAGAAATGTAAATGGACAACAGACCAAACTGTATATTGGATAGCACAGTCAGTAGATCAAACTGCACATTATACTTGTTATTTAATTTACGTTCTTCTCTTGACTTCTATCTAAAAAGACTGTATAAATATATATGTAACGTTGAAGCAATTCAAACGCTATACAGGACCCGGGGGCGGTACCCGGCGACTCCACCATAAACACATTTACCGAGTGTGCTTATGATGGGGTCGAAATAGGATCGACTGGTAGTTAATAGATGTTGTGGAGTTGCCCGGATGTAAGCTCGGTTAACGCGAACAAATGTTATAATTGCAAAAGCAAATATAAACAACGGCGAATTTACTTTCGTGAACTTCGGTGCACTTAATGACTTCGCTGTCAATGAGGATTTTGCCCTAGCGGCATAATCGCTCGGGGTTGGCGACTTACCTAGCAACAGAAAAGTCGCACTTTAACTATGTTACCTACCATTATAAATACTTCGTGCCAAAAACGCACAACACATCTAAATGGTTAGATAACTATACTTTGTAGACAAAGAGAACTACACTTTTATATAAAAGAGGAAAATAAATGAAAAAGACTTTAATAACCGCCGCTATGGTGGCGATGTTAGGGACATCTGTTATGGCAGACGACTTTGACAATACTGCAATCAAAATGACTGCAAAAACAGATGATTATTCGATTAGTGTTAAAGATAAAAAGACTGGCGCTACTGAATTTCACCTGCGTGGTGATGTAGGACCAATTGACGCAACAATAAAATGGAAGCGTGATGGTGCTGTAGATAACTATGCATTGAAAGCAGAAAAGAAAAACAAAATAGCAACAAGCCCACTATATGTTGGTGCTCATGCTGAGTTTATGTTTGGCGACAGCTATACAACAGATACACGTACAATGGACCTAGAGCCATATATTGGTGTAGAACATGCGTTTGGTAAAGTAACACCATTTGCAGAAGTAGGCTACACATGGCAAGCAACTACAAATGATATTATTGACTTTGATCGTAATTCAAGTTACATTGAATTTGGTGCCAAGTATGCATTATCAGAAGCGGTAGACATGAAACTTAAGATTAAAGAAAAGCGTGACTTAGACTTTAATAATCCAGGTGACATGAATGCACAGTTAGGACTTACATTCAAATTCTAAAGCAGTCTTAGAACTAAACTTAAAAGGCTCCTTCGGGGGCCTTTTTTTATGGCTTCTTTTCAATAAATACTCGTATAACCAAGGAGGGTTATGAAGTTACATAAAACTTTTGAAGCA